ATTAGATGCTCTAAGCACAGAGTATGTACTTCCTGTATAGATTCCATATTAGATGAATATTTTGAGAGGGAAAACAATGAGCGAACAAGAACAGAGCATTAGTGCAGTAGTGCACAATATAAGAGCAGCAAAGAGAACTGTCGGTACAGTGAAAACTACACTGGGTCCGATGGGGATGGACAAAATGATGGTAGACGCTGGTGGCAATGTGATAGTCACTAACGACGGTGCTACCATATTGCAGGAGTTAGATGCAAGTCACCCTGCCGCTAAGATGGTAGTCGAGGCTGCCAACACACAGGAAAGTATGTGCTATGATGGTACTACGAGTACAGTGGTCTTAGCAGGTGAATTACTGGGTAACAGTGAACTCCTGTTCAACAAAGGCCTACACGCCAATGTAATCTGTAGAGGTTACAGACAGGCATCTAGGTGGACTACAGAACATCTTGAGACACTCAAAGTAGATGCCAAAGACCACCTACAGAATGTGGCTAAGACTTCAATCACAGGGAAAGCGCTTGAATCTAGCATCGAGCATGTAAGTGCTTTGTGCGTAGAAGCAGTTGAGAAGGCCGGGGGAGAGTTTGACCGAATCCGTGTTCTTTGTCAACCCGGTGGTAGCCTAGACGATTCATCGTGCTTTAGTGGCGTAGTCCTCCATAAGGAGTTCATGCTACCTGCCATGCCTATGAAACCAAATGGCAAGGCTATACTCATCAACACTAGTCTGAGTGACAGTAAAAGCGATGACAATGTCCAACTGAGTTTGGGCTCGGCTGCTGAATATCAACAGTACAAACGACAGACTGGTCGTGACAACTGGGTCGAAAAAGCGCAACAAATCATCAGTATGTTACCGGATGGCGGTACCGTATTCGTTAGAGATAGCGTGAATGAGGTAGTTGCGGCGACATTAGCAAAACAAGGCATTTCTCTGGTTCATAGAGTTCCTGAGAGTGACATGACTGCTTTGTCCAAACTACTCAACACTACAATAGCGCACACTACAGAAGACCTACAAGAGGCTGTAAACTGCGACGCAGAGTGCAAGACTATCGGTGACATGAAGTATGTCGTAGTTAAGGGTGAAGGAGAAGTAACTACACTTATTCTAAGAGGCGCTACTAAGCAAACTCTCGATGAGACTGAGCGTGGCTTTGAAGACGCACTAGGTGTGGTCTGCTTGGCTTACACCACTCTAGGCGTGGTGCCCGGTGGAGGCTCTGCCTATCTCAATGCAGCCCTCCATCTAAGGCAAAGGGCTGCGGAAGCAGGTGGTAGAGAGCAGATGGCTATCGATGCGTTTGCTGAGGCTCTTGAGTCTATACCTGCCACTATCGCTGAGAACGCAGGTCATGACCCACTAGACACTGTATTGACTCTAAGAAACGAACACCAACAAGGTAACAGCGACGCTGGTCCAGATATAGAGAATGGTGGGGCTTGTTCCATGGTAGAAGCCAATGTATGGGAGCCACTTGACCTAGTCAAGCAAGCAGTGCAATCTGCTAGCGAAGTCACCATTAGCATACTAAGGATAGACGATATCGTAGTAAAGCGTGGCGAGTGACATGAGACTATGCTCAAAAAGAGGTTGTTTCAATCTAGCCCATCGAGGATTTAGATACTGTTTAGCGTGTCTCCGTGGAAAAGACGAAGAAGAGTAACTACCTTCCTAACTTCTCAGCCATTTGTCTGAGATAACGGGACAAGCGACCATTGGCCTTCTTGGACAAGGGTTCAGCCTTGCGCTTACGAACACCCTTGAATCCAAGTTGGCCGTGGAACCGTATGTATCCGCAGAAGGAACACTCATGTAATACCGCAGGCTCACCTGACAGGTATTTCCCTGAGATTGTCAAAGGCAACGATTTCCTACCACAGTTCTCGCACTTATGCCTAAGCATCTCTACTAGTCTACCCACAACATCAACCCTTGAACAACAGGTGCCAGTCAGTGCCATCATAGACGAACCTCGCATATTGACCGTTGGTTATATCAACGACGGCTGCCGCTGCGTTGTTGGTCTTAGCAGTGAACTTGGTGTTGAAAGAACCAGAAGTAGATATGTTCCTGACTTCTATGATATGCCCAGATGGGAAATCACCACTAGGAGTAAGTGTAGCGTGTGCACTGCCACCGTTTGGATTGACTAAGAAGATATTCTCTTGGTCAAAGGTGAAAGTAGTATTAGCCGTTAGTATAGATATCCTGTTAGGCCCTAGCACTACGGTTTCTGTTGCAGCAGTAGCGTGTAAGTTCTTAGGTATAGCAGCGTAGATTACACCATGCTTACCACTTGACCTATCTTCACGATGACTCTGCCAAATTGCACCAAAGGGACTACCAGCCAAATCTCCATTTTCAGGCGAGGCAAAGAAAGCATCCATATCACCAGCGGAGTTTACAGCGTTTGCTGTAGTCACATCACCTATCGACCCGTCTGTCATAGGTGTTAGATAGAGTGGGCTGTTTCTAATGAATGTCCTTCTGTCGAATACAGTAGCAGTAGCGCTCAACGAAGCGTTGATGTTAGCCGCACCACTAGTTACTGTGTATCTCAATACCGCTAGTACAGTTGAGTTGTGATTCAAGTCAGTGTTCGCTGTGATACTTGGGTCTGACAAGAAGCGGTTAGGAATCAAAGGCGTACCCGCAGAAGCGGTGACTGGAGTTCCCATCTCATACATGAGGTGGGCTTCCGGCGAACTTCTACCAACCAAATAGATGACAACGAACACTTCACCGCTTGAACTAGGTACACTTGGTAAGTCGCCTGCGAAATTAGTACTGGTGCCTACGGTAAACGCTTCTGTACCTGCTGGACCGTTAGCAAACTTGTACAATATACCGTCAAGTACACAGTAGCCACCGTTTACAGTAACAACTCCTCCACTGGATATAGTGACAAACCCCGGTGTTCCAGAAACTATACTGTTTCTTAGAGAGTCACCAGCAGCCCCGTCACCTAACCTCAAGATACCGTTACCATGTAGACCTTCGTACAGGTTGGTAAGGCTAGGACTAGTAAGTCCATCGCCGTCTCTGAGCCCTTGTGAATTAATGCCGTAACCAGTAGCACTGGTATGTCCTGCTTTTGGATTAGTCATTGCCCCACCTCTATTACTGCTGAAAATTTAATTTCGTTATTACTTGTCTTTTCTATAGAATTGTAAGTGTATCTACAAAAATCAGTAGTATCAGTCAAATCTGTTGGGTTCTGGTATCTGATAACTACTTCCCTCAGAGGTAGCGTGAAACTCACATCTAATGACAGTTTTGCTTCTATTGACAGTGTATTGTCATCTATTACCTTGACATCCGGTTTGACTACAACTGCTGGTCTACCTATGCCCCCATCCTGTTGGGTGGCAACTGTTCCGTCAAATCCGAATACCACTTCGTTTATTCTTGCTTTCAATGTATCTATTAAAAATCTCGTTCCTTCATTTAATACGGGCATTATCATCCTCTCCTTGTTCTCGAATATTTAGTCTGAACCACTCCTAACTTAAGGTGGCTGTTTCTTGCTTCTGGTAAAGTATCTGGGAGTAAATACAACTCTTCGTCATCTAATACTTTATGAACGCTTCTTGATTTAATCACTACAGTATTAGTTCCTACACTAGCCGAATGTATATGACCTAACTTATTACCGTTGCTAGTATAGACCGCTTGGTTATCTGTAGTAAAGACAGAATTAGCATTTACTCCATCGGTTGTAAATGATGTAGTATTGATTGCGTAACCACCGCCGTTGTTTATCAGAACGCCCGTACTTTGTAGCCTACGAGCCCCATGTATAGTGTCTCTATTCGGCTGACCGAGATTAAACCCAACACCTCTATTAGAATCTACTCTTTCAGCAATTTCCCAGTTGATTTTCATCTTCAAACCAAAGGATGTACTGAATTCTTCTACACCAAACTGTCTGTTTCTATCGAAATTATCATCCATACTACCACTTATGTCGACTTCTTGGAATCTTTGTAAAACATCTTCCAATGTACCGTCAACTGAGTTGACATGTAGGTCAGACTTGCGATTTATTAAGTCATAAGTCCCACTCAGCACTATTTTCTTTTCACTGTCGTGTCTTGACTGGTAATTTACCAAGTCTCCGGGCTGAACTTGTGTTGCTGCTAAAACATCATTATATTTCTTAGAACCAATGGCTTTTTTGGCCATTCTCAACATATTCTGACCTATTTTTCTAGCACTAGCCTTAGTTAGAGCAGTTGGAGCCGATATTCCGCCCGGTACTTCATTTACGGTGTCTACTTGAGTGCCAAAATCGTCTACTTGGACTACATTTTGGTCGTTATTAGCCCTAGACTTACCTCTGACTACTACTCTGTTAGGTACAGCGTCGTTATTGTTCTCAGAAGTACCCCCAGATACCCTGTTTTCATTCAAAAAGTGCTCTCTTTCAATCTGTGTCTGAGGTACATACAGTAAATTACCAAATCTATCGCTTCTAGGTGAATAGAAGTCGTGTTTTGCTAGATATCTTAGTGCATTTATCGAATCTACCCCATAAAAGTCCCTAGCAACGAATGTTCCGCTGTGGGATTTGACCTTGATGCCATTTATTGAACTCTTAGACGAGTTACCTAACTTGATTGCGAGGTCAGAAGTCCTCAGCCCTACTCCCACTTTCTGAACAAAACGGATGGTTTTGTCAGTGAAGCCTATATCATGTAACTTTCTACCCTTCAAGTTCTCTATTCCGTACCTATTACCCTTGTTTGATGTCTTGATTTCGGACATAACCAGTGCTTGAGTATGGTTTTCACTGCCAACAGCCAGTGCAGGTAGCGTACTGGTAGTGGCCACTTTGTCACCATCATAAAACAACGAGCCCTCATAGGTCATACTGTCTGTAGGATTGTGAAGCAAACGGATGGTATCTTCTTCTTCTATGAGTTTGTATCTACGCTCAGGTGTAGGTACGAAGTCTGTTTTGGTAGGTTTGTTGGCCGCAAAGCCAGCCTTTACTTTGGTGTATTGAGCATGACGGACAGCGTTATCGACAAAGCGTGGCTTACGAATCTTCTTCATTATAGTATCTTGAGCAGCGTCTGCCCGACCTGTTGCGAGATTCTTACCTAGCGCCATGTTCACTCCCCCCTCAATATACCAATTGCTTTGTTGTATCTTCGAGCAAGGCTTTCATGCGGCTGCCTCTTTAAATTAGCATGTAAGTCAGCCAGTTTAACTTGCTTTGCTTCGGGGTGTTCGTTGACTCGTTGGATGAAATCAAAATATTGTTCTCCTTCACGGCGAGTCAAAGCATCGATTGCTGAACCGACTTCTGGCCCGAATCTTTCATGAATTTCATCTAAACCTATACCTGTATCTTCTACGACATCATGTAAGTAAGCAATTCGCTGTAAATGAGGGTCGGTGAATCCACTCGCTACATCTTCTACATGGGTCATATAAGGCTGTTCGCCATACATTTGGTCACCATGGGCCTGTGTAGCAAATTCACGAGCCTCTTGAGGCATCTTGAGTAATCGCCAAGCCTTATCCATCGGTGTCATACGCTTCACTCCCCACTATGGTCCCCTGTATTATAAGATGCATCCCCTTTACTACCCTTTGGATGTAGCGTCTGGCTGTGTCTTGGTTGAACATTGTAATCACCCTCATCATCATCTATAGAACGACGACTTGCGTCGGCTCGGAAGTGCTCAAGAGTGTTTTCTGACATGACCACTCTGGCGACTGGGCTGGTAATATCTGACTTATCATAGCCTGTGACATCGACACCGGGTATGTTCGGCCCTTGACTGACAGGTACAGTTGTACTGGTCGCCGGGTCTACGGTATAGACAGGTGCGTAAGGCGGATTACTCGGAGTACCTGTACGAGCACCCGGTGCATCACTAGTAAACATACCATACTTACCACCAGCAGTAGCCCTGTAGAAGTTTGAGTTTTCTTGAGGGCTGCTACCTTTCAGTGCTACATAAGACCTGAACATCTGACTGTGCTTGAAGTCAAGTCCAAACGCTGGTCTATACAAGAATTGTATGTTGCTGTCGGAGTGGTTTAGGTTTTCTTTTAGAGGGTGTTGATGATTGCTGTCTTGATAAGGGTTAGATGAGGTAGTAACTCCATCTTTGCCCCAACCTGTAACATCCAAATTACCAGCGTGTTTATTCCAATCTATTACATAAGTACCACCAAGTGGCCACATGGCGTGTGCGTCAGAGTGCTTAACTACACCAGTGACAGGAGCAGTACTCCAATCAAGAGCAGTCATGTCTAAATCCTTGAGAGTTCTATTTCCGAAGTTATATGCTCCTCTAATATTAGTCCTTTGTCCAACTTCTCTGTCTGTATGTAGACTATGGGCTTCTGTTGACATAACGATGTATTCTCTACTTACACCGTCGTTTAGTTCTGCGATAGTATCTACATCTAGCCCTAATCTAACATCATCTCTTGATACAGGCTCAGCACCTCTAGTATCTGCGTTGACAGTTTCAATGGCCTCACCGACATGTGCACTAGGCTTGAGTAGACCGTCATCAGAATCTAAGTCTACTCTATCGCTGATACCTCTTTCGATTTCACCAGCCTGCAATGTCTCGTTGCTCGGCCTAACCAAACCTTGTCCGTAGACAGGTTCGGCTGTGTTACTTGACAATACAAGTCCAGTAGCGTCATGGTTTTCGCTGACAGCCATAAGTAGACTCTCGTTGAAAACTGTGGGCCATCTACAACCTCTACCGTCTCCTCGGTCACCGACTCTCAACATACTTGCTGGGTTGAACCAATCTACAACACCCATGTTAGTAGCATCGTTATTGACTGTATTTGCATTACCGCTTTGTCTGTCATTACCATCTCCACCAAACAAAGCGTTTGCAGCAGGTCTATGACTTACATTAGTATCTTTGTAAGCATCTTCTGGGTCCCAAGAAGGCCGTAGCCCGAATCCTCTCACAGGGAAACGCCTGACATCTTCGCCACGAGTGTTGCCCCACCAGTCGACCATGTAATGTCTGTGGGCTTGTGACAACTCTTCGATGCCTTGTCCTTCTTCATCATTAGGGAAGAAGCGGGTTACAGTAGATGCATTTCTTGCAGTTCTAACCGGGCAACCGAATGGTCCTGTCATTCTCCTGCCATCACTGTACCTGACCTGACGACCCAGTTGGTCTTGTCCGAGTAAACTGGAAACTTGCGTTATTCTCTCAAGTATACCTACATACAGTGCACCGAAATCTTCATCAGATTGACCACTGACAGTACCTACATAATCCCAGCCATTTGTCTTAGAATCTTGTTGGATTAGTGGCCCGTTGTAGTATCCAAGCATAGCGTTTGAGTCGGCTACTTCTAACCAACCACGAATGTAAGGGGACCATCTTGGTCTGTTATACAGTTGTCTAACTGCCATCCTGTAACCGAAACACCTGTTTCTATCGTTAGGTAAACTCAGAGTCTCAACACCGTCATTATTTCGGTAAGTCTCGCAATCCATGCCGAAGGTATCGCTACCCCAACCCATCAATGAATGGCCGTATGATTCGAGTCTACTAACAGCACCTCCACCGTGGCTTCCACCCGGCCAAAATCCAAAGAAGTTGTATTTATTTGCACCTATTGTACCTCCTTGGTTATTCAATGTACCAGAACCATCGACCAGTGCATCCATTTGGGAAGCAGTGTAAGCCGTACCATCGTGTCTTAGAACGGTACTACCGTTGTTATCATGGTCGCGTGGCGGGGCTGGCCATTTCATACCAAGCGCAAATGGACCCTTGCTAGCAACATAATTGAAATCGTGGTAATGTATAGTCTCGAAATGCTCTGGTACATGATTGTACGGTTTTTGGTCTACAGGTGTATCAGTCGTACCTGCTTTGGTATAGATAGTCCTAGAAGAGTCATCGCTATACCAAGTAAATGGTCTGCCCAGATTAGGGTGCCACATACAAAGGAAAGCATCAGCAGGATGTAAGGAATTCGTATCCCTACTACCGTTAGCCAGTTGAGGTAAGTTTCTAGTTAGTAAACTAGTGTCAGAATCAAGGTAAAGTGTTGATGCACTACCGTTATCATAAGGTCTACTTAACTTCAGTATAGTATCCTCTGCTATGTTTGTCCAGAAGCCAATAGTTATCTGAGTAACACCATCAAATGCAATTGTTTGACCTAGGCTTCCTGTGGCAAGTGTACCTCTAACATCTGTGTAAGAAGCAGTATATCTTTTCCCGTCTTTTGTATATTCTAATACCTCTCCGTAATAAGGATAAATCGGGAACAAGTCAGCGTTGTCGACTACGATTTCACTGGAGCCTTGTGTCGCAGATATCACTACGCAGTGAGGGTTTAGACTTCTGACTCTCTTGTGTGGCTCGTATATGTCAAGGAAAGATGTAGGATATCCAGCCAAAGTAATCTGAGCGCCAACAGCACCGTAACCTGCTCTACACAACTCGTAGTAATTATCAGGTTTGTACCACTCAAGGTGCTTGAATCTGCTCGCACCACTAGCAGTCGCACCGTCTTTGTGCAGTATACTCCACCATGGTATGGTCAAGGTTCTACCCGGAGTAGAACTTACAAACATACCCGGCCTGTAAGGTAGACTTCTTCTAGTAAAAGAAGGGCTAGTAGATTCTTGTACACCAAGTGGGTTGTAAAGTGCTAGAGGTGGAAGAGAAGCAAACTGGCTGCCGGGGTCAGGGTCGATATCCAATATGACTTCGTTGAGTATTACTTCACACCCTCTTACATCGGCCATCATAGCCTCGGCTAAAATAAGCGCATAAGCACCTCTGGTGTTGACATTCTTTTCTATAGCAATCACTGTGTTAACCTGCTGACCTGTCAGTTCGGTTACTTTTGTACCAGCCTCGCTAGGTGCCTTTATAGGGTCACTATGATTTTGATGGAATCCTTGTAACTGTTGCTTAAACACATTCGGCTGAATAATAATCTGGTAAGAACCTACTTCCAGCGGGTCAGGGAAGTGATTGTTCATAGTGTATGTAGCCGCTGCTTCGAGAACAAGCGTGTGCCCTCCCGCTGCGTTTATGTCACCTGCATTAGTACCTACACTGGCTGCTATACCGTATCCTTCATACTTTAGTTTGGTCTCGGTAAGTAGCGTAAATGCGCCGCCGTGTATGTCACTTGGTCCATAAGCCGCACTCGCTGCTGAGAACCACAGCAACGGGTCTCTAGTAAAGCCTTTAGCAGTTACATCTTCTGAATCCAATCCTAATCTACTTGCTTCTATTGTGCCAATCAAGTCACTGTCAAAAGGAGAATGACTAGAACTCTTACAAGCAGTATGTAAATCGTATATCCTTTGATAGGCGGGATGGGCATAATGTCCGGGCATCAATGCCATGCTCGGAGTGACATAGTGGTGACCCATTCTTGGTATAGGCATAGGTGTCATTTTTGGCGCACTGAATACAGAGTGTAAAATTTTACCAGCACCTCCTGACAATTCTGTGTTATTGGTAGGTAAAGCACTATACATTCCATGCCAATCTATCTTTTGCATATCTGGACTTGCACCGCTGTACTCGCTGTGGTCTCTGAGTCTGCGAGCAGCAAACATTCTTGTTGTTCCAGCAGGGACATAATAAGAAGGCACTATTCGCAAATTGAAAGTGATGTCGTCATGGTTATCTATGATAAACTGCTCAAAGTCTGGACTAAATACGACTTTATTAGACACAGTGCCAAAACCTTTCTTTGATGCCAATTGAGTATAAGAGGCAATCACACCTTTATCGGTAGCGGGATTGTAGACTCTTAAGAAATATCTACCGCCGCTTAACTGCGTGGTATCTGTCCAAATACTTGCATCTGCATTAACATTAGTATCTATGATGCCGTCATCTAATGAATAACCCATAAATGTTAATTCTTGTAAATCGTAACGATGTGTCATTGTTGTTCCCATTCTTGTCACATGGAAATATAACGACCTGTCGTGAGGCTCAAACGAAGACTTGAGAGGATTATTATCAGTATGGTCGTTCCAACCTTCTTTGTTAGAAGCAGGGAACTTTAGTCTGCTATTGGCTTTATCCAACGAAATATCATCACTATCCTGACTGAGGTGTTCCCAGCCATTGTTTTCCCATGTTGGCCAAAGTCTCGGTCCAGCATATTCATGGTCGAACATTTGTCTTATCTGAGTTATGTTCTGAGCAGGATGTTGTAGACCGCCAGAGCCAATCGTTTCGTTTTGATAAGCCTGTATTCTGTCAAATCCTGACCTAATTACGATGTTACCCGGTACTTCGTCTGGGTTTGGTAATCTGATTTTGAGATTTGGATTTACACCGGCACCGGCTAGAGCAGGCGCTAAGCCTTCTATTTCTCTGTCACTGATGTGCCTAAAGTCCATAATAACGGTACCGAAAGGAGAACCTCCTTCTATCCTATGCTCCTGACCTGTGTCATCAACTACCTGTACACTGTCGAACTGTAGGTGTTCGTTTGGTATAAGTAAGGCATTCCTTACTTCCAGAGGATGTTGCTCTGCTAACTGAGGGTGCCCTAGTTCCTGTGCTTGGATGATTGGGAACATAGCGGCATTTGTAGTCTCAAAACTAAATCTTACATTACCAAGTATTTTTTCTCCTACTAGTTTGTAATCAGTAGCACTGCTATCTTTCCTCTTAACCCAAGGAATCATACCGAGACCTCTAGCGTTAACAGCAGGCATGGTTAGACTGCCACCATCCATACGCTTCCAAACGACATGTTCAGGTAGGAAATTTCTTGCTGCACTTCTCTTATTGTAATAACCGAATAAACCAGTATGACCTTGGTTAGCGGCTGAATCTAAGTAGTGGTCTTGTCCAGTTATACCCACGCACTCAGTAGCATAAGTGCCTGCGTACTCTGACAATGTATTACTCGGTAACAGACTTTCATCCCAAAACAAATCACCAGTAGGATATCTACAAGCGTTGGCTCTTACCATGTCACCGCTTTGGAAAGCCCTGTGCCACTGAGCATCGCTTGGTAGACTATTACCGTTAGGGTAATCGTCAGCAGTGGTCGGCCTAAATTGACTTTTGTGAATTTGAACTTCTACATGAGGACCGGCAGTAGCAGGTCCGACATATCGGTCTTTGTTGTGAACCTTTCCGGTATCCCAAGGAATTGTCCCAACGCCGTCATTCCTATCTGTTTGATTGGCAATTAGTAAATCACCTGTACAAGTTGTCCCGTTACGGTCAGCCTTAGCAATCAAAGGTAATTCACTTTCGTGACTAATCACAATCAAGTGCCTACTGGCTAAACCAGTAACGCAATAGTCAGATGTAAATGTATTCGCAGTTCCTTCTCCAGTAATAGTTACAGGTGCAGAACCAGCCAAGCAAGTCTCTGCTGCCCCGTATGGGTTAAAGCCTAGGAAAGGATGCCAAGCACCCAATCCAGCAGCGTAAGTATTACTACCCAAGTCTAATGAGTTAAAGTAAGAATATCTCTCACCATGCCATCCTACTGCACCTACTGGTCTAGTTCGGTCTACAGCGTCGACAAACCCACTAAAGTGAACCTGACACATGTGGTCTCTTGAAGTATTAGCCGCATCGTTATTGTGCCTATGAGTACCTGCCTTTGTCCAAATATAAGCCTCGTAAGTCGTACCTCCAGCAAGACTGGTCAAAACTGAGTTATCATGAGGGTTAACAAAGTTAGTAGCGCCGGAAGCGCCGGGACTCTTACCTAATGTTAAAGTTAAATTAGGTGCTGAATAAGATGTTGACACATAAGGTGCGTAATAAGCGTTAGTTCCGTCACTCAATCTTACCCAGCCATATTCAGGTAATTTGTCAAAACTACCATCAATGACTACAGTAGCAGGGGTTCCGCCTACTTCTTGTGAATAACTCTTAGCAGTTGATTTGACCCAACCGTATCTGTCTTGCTTGTGAGCGTTTTGCATAGATGGCATAAATGTGCCACCCATTGCTTTGAGAGGGTCTTTGCCGGGGAAAGTATTGATTGACGCACTAATAATTGTAGCCAATTCTTCTGCGTTCTGGACACGAGTTGCGTCGACAATCACTATGTTTTCACTGACTACCTGTTCAGTAGGGTTTCCGCCATAGAAGGCTAAATAAGCGTGTGCTAACAGACCACAGGGTCTGAATGCAGACACATTGTGAGCAGCGTCGCTACCAGTATCTAGCCTTACTCCTAGAGGATGACTAGGATTTTTACTTACATGGTTGTCTAAGAAATGGCCACCCGGATGATATCCGCCATCCATGTGCCAAACAGCAGCAGATGCTCTGGTTTGTAAGAAATTAGAGCCGCCTATGGTATTAGCAGCACCACCTGCGATTGCTACAGGAACATGATTAAACGGATGATAATGTTTGGGTCTAGCAGATGCAACCGCACTACCTTCGTAATAGAAAGCCTTTACATTTGTTTGGTCGTAACTTTTAGTAGCACTTGCATCTTCTGATGGGAAACCTTTGGTAGGTTGCCAGTTCATAACATAGTTGAACCCAGTCTCATTATTTTTCTGGAAAAAGGTAGTCATAGGTAGGTGAGCCTCGGCGCTACCTCTGTTGAAACCACTGTGCTCAGTCGAGTCGCCGTTAGCCAACTGATTAGGTAAGAAGGTATCTTTAGTCGCATCGTTATTGTAGTGAATAGGTACTGCGCTGTAGCCGTTACCTAGTGTAACTATACGAGAGCCTTGTGGTTCATGCGCTGCTGTGTTGTGCGGGAAAGCCTGACCGGGACCAAATACCATGTAAGTGGTGTGGTCCGTGGCATCTCCTGACGGACTATATCTGGCGTGAGGATGAGCAAATCTCAAGACAATAGGGCTAGGAATGTTTGCGTTTACGGTATTTGTCCCATCAGTGTAATCTATTCCTGTGACTTTGTTATTAGCAGTCTTTGTCATATCAAATGTCAACAGAGCATCTTGGTTAAAGAAAGGTGGATTGTTCTGTCCTCGATGTTGGTCGAGATAAGGTGTACCGGGGAACATTGCCAACATAGCATTGGTATCTAACAATGCGTAAGAGCCAGCCACTTCTCCTATATTCTGCATACCTGCGCTACCTGTCGGTCCAGAAGAATACGGATGCGTGTAGAACTCACTGTAATCATTTTGAGTTCCGTCGTTAATATCTACAACAGCACCGCTGAATCCGCCGCCGAAGTAAAGCGGCACCCAGTGGTCAGGGCTGTCTCTACCGCCACGGAAATAAAGGAAAGGGCTGGCTTTCTTACTACCTGCTCTTCTAACACCATCAGTAATGATATCAGTATAAGCACTAGAAGTTCTTTTCCACAATATATCTCCAGCAGCAGGGTTGGGGAAATCAGAACTTTTACTACCAATCGTTACAATTTCTTCTGGGTCACTAACACCAGCCTTGCTTCTTACTAGTGCCCAATTGTCATTACTATGCCAGATAGTAAATGGTTCACCCCAACTGTTAGCAGTGTCACTAGCAGGTTTTCCTAGAAGGGCCCAAGACTCATTTGTTGCTACACTTATATCAGGGTTTGAAAAAGAATGTACTTCTATACAAGGTGAGTCGACTCTTGGTATGATATGGTCTCCCGCTACATCGGTGAAGTTTTCCCCTCTGAGATTTCTTTGCCAATTAGTAATATCGACCATATTGTTTTGACTGTCAACTAATATAGGAGTAGCAGTGTTGGCATTAGCGCCTCGGTATTTAGTAGTGATATGTAGCACAGTGCTAGGAATGTAACCGATATCTAATCTTGTACCTGCGTCTGTTTCACCTGTACTCAGACCACCAGTGTGTTTAGTGGATACAACTGCATCAGTCGAAGCACCTTCTAATAACCCCCAGTCTTTGCTTCTTGTGGCCTCGAATAATTTACTCAACGCTACCTTTCTATCTGCTCTAGTATTTATTCTAATAGCAGTAGGACTTACTCCCCATTCGCCCAGCGTTTTTCCATCAGGTGCGAACATACTAGTACAATCAAAACTCGTAGCATCAAGTCCTTCTAAGTCTGAATCAGGCATGTTGATGGCATGTTCAACTGCTGCGGCAATCACTTCATCAGTCAACAAAGAGGTAAAGTTGAGTCTGGGGCTGATAAACCAATCACCGTTAGTGTGACTACTAGAGCCACCTAAGACTCCAAAGAACTTATGAGTACCGCTGTAATCATTGTGTGTTCTACTAGTGTAGTAAAAATTTAAACCTTGAATACCGCTTTGTGTAGAAAGTTGGAACATACCGCTTTCTGGGAATCCAAGATAACCCAGTATGTCGGGGTGAGTTTGCATTACTGCTGGTGCACTCGTATCGTAAGGTGCATCCAGTACCACAGTCATTGTACCACTTGAGTAAGTCGTGGCAACCTTTACCCCGACAATTGGAGCAGGATAATTGTTCCAAAGATTACCCTTTAATTGCTGAGTAGTCCCACCAGTCTTTTCTCCACAAACTTCACCAGTACCTACTACATGTCTACCGATAGTAAAACCTCCTTGACCTACATCTCTGTCATCAAAATGGATGATAACTTCTTCATCAAGTGTAGGAGGTAAGTATGTATTGTCGTTAGCGAAACTTTGACCAAACTGCCTGTAAACCATTCTGATTGTGTGGTTATCTCCTCGATGGTCGACAAACCTAAATCCGTAAAGTGGGTTATTGCCTATATTTTCTTTCTTCATATCATCTTGAGGTATGTAACCATTAGCCGCACCAACCGTAGTTTCAGTCATTGGTCTGGCTGCGACAGAAGAAGTGCCATATTTAGAACGGAAATGACTTTGGCTACCATCATTATCGTAGCCCCATCTACTTACATCAGGTGCCCAGCCGGGTATACCTGCTTGGGTTAAGCCACCAAAGTTAATTCTAGCCTTGGCTCTTGTACCTATCCTGAGTCCGTCTACTAAAGTAGAAGCAGGGCTCTTGGTTTCAAACGATTCATTGAGCACCGTATTACTATTCCTTCCGCTGACAACCTCTACATTTGCGGATGCTAGCGCACCTCCACTGTCTGTCCTATCTGGTCCGAAATTCAAGTTGTTCAAGAATGGGTCACTAGGGTTCTCTGGAGGTAAATGCTCTTTCAGTGTCGTGATAGGTGCGAAAGGTCTACCAAACCTGTTGATAGGCATAGGTGCAGGATGCATATTTTCTCCAGTCATTTCATCAGGCTGGCACCAATAGTTTCTGAAACGACCACCGTGTCCTATCAAAAACTGTGGTCTGTAAGGGCTCTGTGCTTTACTGCTGTCCAACCAAGTACAGAAATTACGACCAGCAGCGCCCGGAATAGTAGAGTGTATTACTATAGAAAAGCCCGGATTATCTTCCGAGTCGAGAACGACCCTTCCAAGATGGGCACGAACATATCCCATGTGAGTACCACGGTCATGGCTTGAAAACGCTTTACTTGGGTCCCAGAAAGGCGCAGGGTCGTGCGTTGAAGCAGTAGCAGCGAAATCAGCATGAAGATGTGTGGCTGCTGGGTCAATGTTAGTGCTGTAAGCATTTGATTTAGGTCCGGGGCTGGACAAGTCAAACTTAGAACTGTCACCTAAAAACTGGTCGTTTGGTCTACGGGCGTGTGTTTTACCATTTCTTGCGCCCGCTTGGTTGATTAGCCTAACTACTTCTCTAGCAGCCGATTCTATGTTTGTCACACCATCTTTGAGCGCAACCTCTCCTAAGTCTACGGTCAGTCTTCTAACGAAATCCATATCAGTCCATTGGTCAAGATACTGCAATCTTGCTTCGGTGTGTGAAGTTAAGTCTAATACCGAGTTCCTAATACCTTTCATGGCTAAGAAAGCAGGTATGACTCTAGTACCGTCTGGAGTATCAAAGAAGGTAGAAGATTCTCTACTTGTGTCGTCGATTACTCGGTGCTGAATCAATGCTTCATCTGCTGCCGCTACTGCTGGATTTGTTCTACTGCTGTAACTGTCTTTGTCTATATCTGCTAACCCACCGACATTATGCTCTGATATTGCACCGGAGTAACTTTCGTTCCAATCAGATGCGTGGGCGTAACTTGACTCAATGAAATCAGATTTTGTAGTAGTATTCATTCTCTTGTTTTGACTAGGGAACCCAGCAGCAACATCTAACTGTGTACCAGAATTAGTAACATCATTTTTGACAACTCCTGTCTTGTTAGTATCTTCTTCGCTAATTCTAGCAGCAGCAGGACTTGATTGAACCTGCATATGTAAATCTTGGAATGCAATAAATTCACGGTCATGGCCTACATCGTAAAGTAATATTCTAACAAAATCATCTGTACACTGGTAAGGGTCTAGGTAAGCAACCACTGGTGGAGTTATCGAGCCTGCTACGACCTCGCCGTAGTTTAGTTCAATAGTTTTGTTAATATGCTGTACTAAATTCTGAGCCGTTTCTATACAACTATTTCCGATGAGGAAGTTTTCTAATGGAATACTATCTCTCGGATTGGCATTTACTTCTCCCACTCCGCCATTAAAGCCTTTCCAAACCTCTGCTTCATTGAGTGTTCCTCTACTCTTACAGAACAAACCTTCAACTGCGTAAGGATTAGTATAGTGCATATTCATCCATATTGTATCGCCCTGTCTAAGTCCACCCGGACAGTAAGGATGTGCCCAAGCCCTGTTTAGGAATGTCTCCTTAACTTTTGGCCAAGTGCTTGCAGAAGTGGCGTACAAGTCCTCAACATATATTTCATCACCTGATGAAGGAGTAAAGCCAGTGTCAGGATTAGTGATGGTTAATACATTCCCTACCCTGTTGTTGTAAAATCCTCTTTTTACATTTCCACTAGAGTCTATCCAAGCAACTCTGAAATTGTAATCGCTGTCAGGACTCTTGATAGGGAAAAGGCTGGCATCGTCTACTTTAATAGAAGTAACAGGGCTTCCGGTGACTACCATTGCCTTTGCTCTGGGTCGCTTGTTGATAATCTTCGGCAAGTGAGGGTTAGTCGAAGGACCGGCCCTTAATTCTATAGCACTAACATACTGCTTTAGTCCGTAGTCAGCGTTACCACCTTGAGTTGTAACATTAGAACGGTCATAGTAAAATGACCTTCTTCTTTCGTAACCAGCACTAATCAAACTTGGATTGTCAGCAATACTGTTGTAATTCATATCTTGATAGCCGGGTGCTGGTGTAAGATGAGCGCCTACCTTTAGGTCACGGAAAAAATCCTTACTGAAAGCATGGTCATCTGCCGAATCAGCAATAGTAAGATAGTGGTCAGAGATGTTTCTAGCGCTGTAAGTAAACCATTCTCCATTAGGCAAAAACGCTCTTCTGTACCTAGCACTACCTCCTAACTCGGCAACTTCTGTAGGAGGCGCTGTCGGTATAGGGAAAATATTAGCATCTTCGACATATACTCGGTAGTTAGCCGAATCGTAAGGTCTGGTTACTTTGGTACCACTACTATGTCTGTCTCTTTGGATAGTGTAAGAAAACGGACCAAAAATCTCAGGGTCTTGAGGAGAGATAGCATCTGCTCTTCTACCGACTGGATTAGGATTCCAAGAATGCGCTGTATGAGTAGCGTCTATGTGCAACTTCATACTGTTGTCAGGGCCGGGGAAAATACCTTTGTCTGGATTGTCAAAGAAGAACTCCTCGAATAGAGGTATTTCGACAAGCGCACGAGTGCTTGCGTACTGACTACCTAACTGATAATCGTGCTGAACCGTGTCTAGGCTCTGGAACAATCTGTCGTTGATTGTGGTCCCGTCATTACACATTGACTCTTCACTAAACTTATCATCGACATGCAACACACTAGTCTCATCTATTCCAGTAGCAGTAACCCAAGCGTTGAATGAATCCGCTTCTGAGCCGTCTGCTAATACAAATGTGCCCGAACCAACAAGTCCAGTGCTGTTAGTAAATACAAATGAATTACCTGTTTTACTGGTATATTCAGCACTAGCAAATTGTTTTTGTTCACCTTGATTACCTGACAGTTCAAGATAAATTTTTCCTGTGGCGGGGAAACAATAAGTTCCCCACGATTGTAAAGCACCGGCATTGTTGTTCAAAGGTAATACCATTATACGCCTCCTTGGACCAACGCTCGAAACAGCGACTACTTTGGTTTGACAGTCTCTACGAGTGTTCCAAGCCAATCTGCTGAGTGGGGCCGGGTCCCAAGTCTCCTTTGTGTTGACTGCTCCCTGACCTCCGCCACCAAGAGTCATTGTCACTACCGGGGCACCCGGCATGATTTCTTTGACAATGTGAGAATCTGGACTGGCTGAACCTTTGACACTAACAGTAGAGGATGCTATGTCGCTAAGTAAACCATGCGCTCTGAGTACAGTATTACCTTCAGAGTCGTCTCCAAATGATAATACTCTACCTTTGGATGAAAGGTGCTCTATAGTAATATGATTACCAATACCTTTGTCAGTAACTACCTTTGATAACTGAGCAAAACGGTTCCTATCACAAGGCTGTACTACTAAACTAGTAACATTCTTTCTGGACTTATGCTCAATGATATCAAAGTATTCGTGAACAATTGTGCTTTGGTTAGCGCTACCTCTCCCCGCAGACTGAGGTTCTATGAATAATTCATCATCGTCTACTACAGCGTCAGCGGTACCTGCCCCTACAGTAACACTGTTAGTGGTAACGGCTGTGACTATACCTAGTAGTTTGCCATTGGCTTTGTAGAGATTGTCATCAACTGCAATTAATTGATTTGCAGTACCTCCATCAACGGACATAGCAGCCGTAGTAGATGCCGAATAACCACCGGAGTTATTTATTTTCAAACCAATTCTTCCTCTACTACCGTTACTTGCTTTTCTAAATTTAACACCAGCGACCTCAGAAAAATCATCTGTTCTAACTAAATTAGTCTTTACTAGAATCTTATGAAAAACAGAAGACCTAGAGGCTAATTCTGATTGCGCTACACTTATTGCTTGAGGAGTAGTTTGAGGTGTATCTGTACCTACTCTAGGTAAATAATTAGTTGGGCACAAAGTCAAATCTAATTTGTCTTCGCCTACTATACCCTCAGAGTCTTCTCCTTCTAAATGACCATCTTCAAACGGGAACAAATCAGGTGTATCAAAAGTAACTAATCCTCCGGGTGCTACTAAAGCAAGTGGTCTAATAGCCATAGAATCTCTTATCAAATCAATAATACGAGTAGAGCCAGTAACGACTGTACTTACATCAGGTAAGGTTTTACTTACTAACAACTTAGGAGAGCCGTCTGCTAGTTTAACTATAGCATTAGTAACAGCAGCAGAATTGAAACTACTATTGTTAGGAGTGGCTGAAAACACTATTGTCTTAGCAGAATGGCTTATTTTAGCAGTTTGATTAGTAGCACTGCTGAATGGTTTATGTCCATCTATGGTTATCTTTTGGGCAGGGATTACAGCATTATCTGCACCAAAAGACTTGATACTCTGTAGAGTTAGTGTTGCTGTTGATATATTAGCAGTAAGCCTAGAAGTTGCACCTACATTAAAGTGTTCACCAGTTCTATCTATAGCATTGTAGTGAATCTGTACAAACGGTGCATAATCATAAGTTTCTAATTCCGGTAGTATTAGTGTAGCAATTCTACTTTCTATAGAAGGTATGACTGCTTTGATATTTGTATTTGAATCAGTAGAAGAAATAGATTTGAGTAAGAAAGGTTCTGTATCAAATTGTGGCCCACCTAATGCTAAAAGTCCCCTTTGACTTTCATCTATATCAGCCATACCATTTTCTACAAAGGTAGATACTCTTGAAGATGATACTACATTACTTAGTGCAACTGGTCCGTGTTCGTCGAAACTAGACACTACTGAGTTGACAGGGATAATATCTTTTATGTTACCAAACTGAGGAATAAATGTAGCAGTTACTACATCACTACCTGCATCTAGTTTCTTTTCTACTATATGCGATTCTGTGGGCGGTAATGCTCCCATAAACGGATGACTGGTTACATGGTTGAGTATGTGCCTACCACTGTGTCCTATCAAGAACTCTTCACCCATGTTAGTTGTACTTGCTGAAAACTGGTTGTATTCGTGAGAGTCAATAGCCATACTCATTGAAAACATTAAGCCGTGATTTTCAAAATCACTTTCATCTATAATGACCTGACCTTGCCTTTGTGAAAACTGGGTGCCGCTACCTTGTGGCTGAAATACATTACCATTACCACTGTCTACAAGACAGTCACCTGTAATAACTACGAATTCACCAGCGTCGTGAGCCATTAGTAATCCTCTTCGACCACTACTAGACGCAGCAAAATCAAGGTGAATTGATTCTACTACTATGGCACCAGTGCTACTATTTATAGTAAATAATCTAACTCTTTCAGGGGCTTTGTTAGTAGGCTTACCCGTTTTTGAATCATAACCTAAAGGATTTATCAATAGGTTGTAAGGTACCTTCGGAATAGATATGTCACTGGTAGAGGTCGCTGCATATTTCTTAAATTTGTACTGACCTTGGTTATAGACACCCGTTGAAGAAGCGAAGTTGACAAAGGTTTTATCAGTTTGTCCAGTTAACTCTTCAATCAACGCTGCGGCTGCTGTAGTACCTATAGAGATTGTAGATGCACTAGTACTTGCTGTCAAAGCAGGTGTAGTAACTCTCATAGCAATAGGATTGATTGGTTCTTCAAATCGCCAAAGTCCAAGAGTACTGTCGCTTTTTATTGGAGCGAAGTCACTTCTACCGGATGGCAGAGCACCTGCTGACAGATGTATAGTTTCAAGCGTTCCTCTGAAATCTCCACCTCTACCTCCTAGGAACATCTGGCTTTGTTGTGGAACTAACTGATGCTCTTCTTCTAAGACCTGCTCTACTAACAAATCACCGTTGACATGCATGCTTAGTATTCTCCTGTCGAATGTAACAGTAACATTTAGCAACTCCCTAGTACCATCAGTAAATGCACTGACATCGTTAGAGTCTACGCTAGACCCTAGGTTAGAACCAGTTATGACTGAATTGACTGATGGGAAGAGTATGCCATCCCAATAGGCTAATGTTCCGTTAGCCTTGTTGACAGGCTTTGCACTTGTCAATGTGTAAACAGAATCTCTACCAGTGTTTTTGTTTTGTAACCTAACCTCAAAAGAAGCAGGTGCAGGGCTACTAGGTGAGCCTACACTCAATCTCATCATATTGTCTTGTTCAAATATAGTTCCTCCAGAATCTGGGATGAACCATGTCTCTAGTGTAAATGAGTTCATTGTTGCAGGTAACCTTTTTCTTTCTCCACTAGGCTTACCGTGTAGACTAGTGTTGTTGGTAGGTACGAGAACGCTATCGCTGATACCGTTGAATTTCAAACCGTATCCAGCATTAATTAGTAAACTCATATCATACACCTATCACATAATCGGAGGCTAGTAACTCAAGGTTAAACGCATAGTAGTTGTTCCCAGCATCATAACGCACATGAAGTTTTTCAGGAATTATACGAATACCGCCACTATTTCCTCCATCTGCACCGTTCTGACTTAATGTTATCCAAAGAGCGTCTTTTGCAGCACCCACTAAGAAACCAAAGATAGCCTCGACTTCTTCTAAACCAACACTCTTCAAAATCCTCTCATACCACTTATCTGGACTCTCGTCACCAGTACCTCCATCACTCATACCTAGAGTAAGGTCAGTCATAGTTTGAGACGCAGCCATTGAATTACTTTCTGATTTTTTGTCGCTAGTAGGAACTTCTCCAAAGGTGATAAAGAAATTTCTTGCTACCCCTGTCAATCCAGAACTGTTGACTAAACTATCGTAAGGTATCTGTATACCTCTTAGTAAGTCAGTATTCCTGTTAGCATTAGAGACTAACCCAATCAAATCCTGCGCTTTATCTCCTGCTGATTTCTTTGATTGTGTTGGAGTACTGCCAGCACTGTGGAATTCTAAATCTCTACTAAACAAATCAACTAAGTCTGGACTAAAGCAACTAGGGTGTATTATGTCTATGTCGGGTTTGTACTTTTGCTCAATCGTAACTATTACGCCACTTCTAGTTACTGTAAACGCAGATGCTAATGTCCTGTCATTACTAGCATTAAATCCAGTCTTAGTACTACCTACTAAATTACTAGTTATTACAGTTCCATCCAATGCTTTTTGGACTTGCTCTGCCATCGCAAGTGCTGGATTAGGCGCTGTATCTATATCTCCTATTGGTAAATTAATAACTACATCATAAGTAGCAGCGTCAGTAAAAGAAGCAAACTGAGGAGTAGAACTGGTTATTAGCCCTGTATTCGAAACAAAAGGGGAATCAGTATACGGTTTATTTAAGTCAAAGTCTAATCTTATACCTACCCTAGGTATATTGCCTGTGCTACCAGAATTAGTAGAACCATTAGCATTAAGTCTACTTTCCATAGAACTATCTCTAGTAAGTCCAGACAACCCAACAGGAGGGTTCTCTAGCCAATAACTCGGTATTAACTTTATAGTTTGATTTCTAAATCTCCCATCAATTGGTGACTGTCTATTTATAGTAACTAATTGACCTTCATGGATATGAGCAGAGTTTGTATCAGTTAATCCTAGCGTATACTTTGCAGTATCACCATCATCTACTGCTGGGTCGTCAATTAAATAATCAGCGAATCCTATTTCTTCCCCTATATGATTAAATACTCTTAGTGAAATATGTATTCGGTCATTGGTAGATAGGCCTGTTGCTATATTACTTACAAAATTAATAGTGTTGCCAGAAATAGAACTTACAATACCTAGTAAAGAGCCATCTTCTTTTACTAATCTTTCACCTACCTCTATTAAATTTTCTGCTGTGTTGGTTAAAACAGTTGGAACATAGGAGACGGTTATTTGGTTAACTCCAGAAAAATTACCTGTTGATTTAAAATTAGTAAATGGCTTTACATTTATTTCTTCTGTATCTTCGGAAGCCTCTTCGTATATTGTCCCTACTGCTCCTACTAAACTCAAAGTATTAGTTTGGTTTTTGAAAAAAGAAAACTCTGAATAAAAGTCATCAGAATTAACACCTGATACATTACAGGTAGTGACTAAAATATCCCCTGCCCCTGAGCCGCTAACATACCTTGCATATGTAAAGTCATTACGCTTAGTGGGTAGTAACGCTCCGAAATTTATCGCAGTTCTCATAGGTTCTGAATCAAGAGTGACAGCACTACCAGAATCTACATTGAGTCCTTCATCGTCTGTGAATATACCATTAATGTCAATCTTGATAGAAGGAGTGTTGGTGTCTACAGCAAATCTCTGTAAAGCATTATTAGGCGTAGGGAAAGCGCTGATATTTCTGTTAACTGACATGTCTATGCTTTGAGCCACCAAGTCAATCTCATTGTTACCGTTGGCAAGAAGTAGTCTTATTGGAATAGCCATCTTATCACCTCATAGTATTATATCAGCCGCCATGAAGACTAGGCTAAACTCGTATGCTTTCATCTCAGCATCCCTGTGCATATTAAAATCTGCAACTAAACCACTGATGCCATTTTTCTCATGGCCCTCAGCAGTGTGTGAAAATTGACGACTAGCGTGTTTAGTGTTGGCAGTAGATATCTTATCTGTTGTACGAGCGTTAGTCGTAGTAACGAAAAAGTTTCTTTGTGCTACTTCTGTATCGAGAGTATCTTTACCCTTCGTTGCTAAGGAATTGTATGGTATCTGTAACCCTCTGATAAAGTCGCCCTGTGAATCTGGGGTGTTGTATACAGTTTGTTGAACAAAGCCAGTAGTCATTTCTAATAATGCATTTATCTTATCAGACCTACTGTTTTGTATGTTTAGGAAGTTGTTACTGTTGGCTAAGATACCCAGTAAGTCCTGTGCTTTATCTCCACCACTCTTAACTTTCTTACCGGCTTTGCCGCCAGAGAAATCTTGTATGACTGGTATTTGACCTGCTCCTAGATTAGTGATAATCTTATTTTTTTGACCGAGTGAAGTTGCATACTTTTGTGTAATAGTTAACCTAGCGTTGTGCCCGTTATATGATTCAGATAAGGCTACTGAGTAAACATTACTCATAGTAGGGGTAGTACTAGATGCGTCAATATCCCTACCTAACTGCATGTAAGTAGATGTAAGCGCTTTGGACATTAGAAATGCTATGTATTCGTCTGTCCTCGTAATGTCGGAACCATGAGTAGTATCTCTCGCACTAGTATCAGCAAAGTTGGGATGGGTAGGTCCAACAGCCTCTTCTGAAATATTACCTTTTATATGAGTATCTGCGTTGGCTATTGGTAAAATAATAACAGGGGCTACATCAGTACTAACTACATTAGCAGAACCATAATCAACTGGTTCAATATAGATGTAATCGTTGTTAGCATGTGTCCCTCCTGTTTTACTAAATACTACTGTGATAGAATTAGCAGTTGTAGATACTACTTCTGCGTAGTAGTCTTCACCTCCGCTTGTTTTTCTTACAAGTGGACTATAATCAAAATCAACCTGAGAAAATATAATTCTATGCCTTCGGCCCGGTTCAAACCATGCACGAGGGTCGCCTCCATCTACATTTATAGTGTTACCACTAGGAGTACCATTTATTCTTATTTTATTAGAAGCGTTAGTGATATCATAGATAATTCTTCTTTGATTTAAAAACCCATAGGGCTCTGCTTTTGAGCCTTTTATCTGTTTATCAAAAGCAACTCTTACATGCTCTATTTGATTTGAATAACGACCCGTACCTGCATACTTATGACCAAATGCTAAACTAAGACCGTATTTTCTGGCAAGATAACCCTCTACATTCTGCCTATCCTCATCAGATAAAGTATAACTATAAATCAACACTTCATAGATATCACCATTGAAATAATTACTACCGTCATAGCCAATTCTTAAAACACCACTTGAAGCCCCTGTATAATCTACACCAGAGGTTTCTGTAGCCACATTTCTTCCATTGGAGTATAGATTTACTGTGTCAGATGTACCATTGGAACCAGTGTCCTCCATAGTGTATGTAAATACAGAAGCCTCGTATCTATTTAACCTAATTCCATTAACACCAGTAGGAGATGCTTTACTATCAGCACCACCTGTATCGACCCAATGAGCAATAAGTTGCGAATTAAGAGATGAGGCTTGTGCATTCAAAGATAAACCATAGCCATCTGTAGCAGAGTCGAGAATTGGTTTATCTCCCGTACCCGTAGCCCTTGCTACTACAAATATGGTGAATTTACTAGAGTTTAAGTCAGTAGCGAATGGTATTTCCAGAAATTTATTACCAGTAAAAAAAACACCTGCGTTACCATTTACACCGTTTTCTCGAAGAAACGGTCTATTTCCGATAGTAGACTGTGTGGCATTCCTATTAAATCCACTAGAGTCTGTCCACCCAGTAGGGCGATTATAGTTTTCTCCTTTCAACCATAACTGTAAACCAGTCTTCACAGGGTTATCTAAAACAGTATTCTGCTCTACCCAATAAGCCACAGGGAAATCCATGTACTTTAGTTGCCAATCATCAAGTACACTATTACCAAGAGCAGGGTGAAACAAAGGTGCTCCGGGCCTACCTACTCCTCCACCTTTTCCTAACCCTTTTCCTGATTCTTTGACACCTATGCCGGTTTGTTCACCGACTGCCTTTTTCTTATTGTACAAACTTTGCTCTCTACCAGATGTACCTCCACCTTTCCCTGCATTTGCTTTTTCACTGATAAGTTGCTGAGGTTGATAGAAATCTATGATTGCTTGTGACTGACTAGTAACTTCCTGACCTGTTTCGTCTGCAAACACTCCTTGTATTTCGACTGCTACAGAGGCTTGATTCAAATCTATACCCATCTTCTTAGCATCAAAGAATGGTATTCCAAAGTTACTGGCTTGTCTTTCAACAACAATGTCTACGCTAGTAGCGTCGAGAGAGATAGTTTCACCGTTCTCTTGAACAAGGCGAATAGGCATTCTTTCTCCCGGCTCCACAGTTAGCCACTCCTGTTGAAACCACTTTGTGTCAAAGAGCCACCAATCTTAGACTTGAGTTCCTTACTAACCATGGCACTGATTTCTTTGGCCAAGGCTCGTTTGTCAGTCTTGTCAGTAACTCCACTAACATCTATTTTGAGATTGACAGTAACATTGTTCTGTTGAGAAGCAGTTGCGCCTCCAGTAGGTATGGCCGTATCGTTAACAACCTGCTGCATAGGCTGAGTGTTACTCATGTCTTTGAGAGATTTAGTAAGGTCAACTGTATTCGATTTAGTCATAGCCATCGATTTGGTGAACTTATCCATTTGTTGCTGCAAAGCCTGCATGTTTTCCTTAGCCGTTTTGCTGTAATCGCTAAACTTCTTCATGGACTCTACGGTCCTTGGGTCTATATTCTCGTCTACCACTCGTCTTCCTCCAGTCTAGCCAATATGTCATAGCCCAAATAAACTGCGTTCTCAGCAGCCTGTTCTTCACCTTGCATAGCCTGAGCCCAGTAAAGAAGTTGCTTAGCGTCATTGATATTCATTTCTCTCACATCCTTGAGTGTCATATTGTAGTGTGTCATTAGTAAATATTCCATTGCTTGTTTCTGATAGCGAAGCCGGTCACTCACAGGTCTCCCGTTGATGAAGTACTTGATTTGTCCGACTTCGCTGGCCGAAAAACTAACCATTCCATAACCTGACTAGGGTCTGGTAAAAGGCTGGTAAGTTTCTTACCATCTTCTGGAGATAGGCTTTCTATGTCAATTTCTATAGATTTCCCATCAGGATTTGTATAACTAAGCCAGTGGCTAAATGCATGTCGCCAGTAGTCCGAAAAGTCTAGGCTACCGTGAGTCATCAGCGGGGCTACTTTCTGTATATGGTAAAAGGTCAGTCGCCGCTTACTAACTTCTATTGGTTTGCCGTCTATCGTTATCTTACTCTTGTTCTCCTGTGACATACTTACTCACTTCCTCATCGGATAGTGCCTCTTCCGAGGGACTATCCTCCAGTTTCAGGTGAGCGAATGGGTCATCACTGGCTCGCCCTGCTTCTGGGTCGAAGAGGTATTCTCCACCCTCTTCCTCTTCTTCTTCTGCATCTTCGACAAATATAGCCTGCTTGACAGCGTTTAGAGACCTTATTATTCTCATTGGCATATTATCTCCTCAGCAGTGGTAAATCGTATCTTCACTAATTACTTTGACATTCTGTGGCTTGATTTTCATTGTTGTGAACAGCA